ATTCATCTATATAAGGAAAAAACTGTTCAGCATAAAACTTAGAAATATGTCTAGCAAATACTGAACTATCACCCCGACACCCCCAATGAGTATCAGTAATTAAAGCAATTTTCATGCATCATCCTCAATTAAAACATTAAGATTATTTTTGCGCTTTTTTTGTTTTTTCTTTAAAACTGTTTTTTCAAAATTTTCTACAAATTCATTCATATGTTCATTTTCAAAATAAGCTTGAGCAGTATCATCGTCCCATTCATTTGAAGTGGAAAGCTCATCAAAAATCATAGAACGTTGTAATACTTTATGCTTAGTATATAAATGAGTTTTTTCTTTCGTAATACGCCGTACAAACGCCCAATAGATGATTTGTGTAATATAACCAAAAGGGTTCTTAGACGCATTTGGATTAAAATTATGAATATACATTAAACAATTTTCTATGCCATCACCAATCATTTCTTCTCTAAAAGGATAATTAATAAAATTAGGACGGTTACAAAGTTTTTTCGATACAAGTAAAATACATTCGCCTATATACTCTGAAACACGTGGTTTTGGTTCACCTTTTTCCTTAGCTTCCGCAACCGCATTTACATATATAGTTAATTCTTCTAATAATTTTTTATTATCTACATAATGTCCTTCTATAGTTGGCATTTAATGCACCTTTTTATCTTTTTTAGGTCGTGATGACCATTCGTCTTGTAAATTCTCAAAAATATCATCATCTCTTATTCTCTCTTTCACTTCGTATTTTGCTTTGCTTTTCGCTTTTTCTGTTCTTCGATTAGAAAAAAATTTATTTTTAATATGACTTTCAATATCTCGATTGGATATATACTGCGTAGCTTGTTTAATCGTCTCTGTCATATCTGACAATTCTATATCAAGAACTCTATCTAAAACTTCAGATTGATATTCACTACCTGCATTATAATATTCAGCTAAAACATTATTCGCATTATATGCTGTTATAATCATTGATTTATTAATTTCTACTTCTTTATCTAATCCATACATATATCTTTGAAGATATATTATAGAATGTCCTGAATCAGAAACTGCTGTAACAATATTTAATGGATTTTTAATACTAATACAGGTACCGCTTGATCTAGTATTCGATAATGATTTTATTTCAGTATCATAACATGTACCTATTATATCAATTCCATTTATTAATTTTAATACATATATTGATGTTTTTTTAGTTCTAGCCATTTAATTTTACCGTATAAATTTTATTTTCAAATTTTTCTTGGTTATATATTTTAACTCTTTCAACAAAATGATTTAGTGTAAAATTTCTTTTTGATTTCCAAGATAGGTCGTCAGCTATATCATATAAAACGCATTCTTGCTTATTATCACCAAGTCTAAGACCTCGACCTATAGATTGTAAATTGCGGATGCGGGATTTAGATGGTGAAGAAAATATAATATTATGTAAATTTTTTATATTAATACCAGTACTAAACGTACCATATGAAGCTACTATAATTGCATCGTTATTCATTTCCACTAATGCTCTTATATTTTCACGCTCTTCACCATCTATACCGCCATGTACAAAATACACAGGTCTATCTGGTAGCATATTCAGAATTTCATTATATATTACTTTTCCATGCTTTTCGACGTATTGAAAAAGTAATAATGTATTGCCATTCAATGAAGCTACAAGATTTTTAACAAAATTTAAACGTCTTTGATGTTTAACTAAAAAATCCATTTCTTGTTGATATGTGTTAGCTATATTTGTTTTCTTTTCATTATCAGTATAAGAAAGAACTATACACTTTATGCGAAAATTTGAAAGTACTTTTTTATCTATAAGTTCAGCTGTTGTAATAATTTTTTTTACTGGACCAAATAAACCCTCTAATACCAATCGATGTGTTTCAGTTCCATCTAAAGTACCCGTAAACCCAAATCGATATGGACACATATTCAGCTTATTTATAATGCTCGTTAGAGATTTGGCTTTGAATAAATGTGCTTCGTCTCCTATTGTTAATTTATATGGAGAAAACCATTTTTTATTTAATTTATAAATTGATTGCCAAGTAGTTACAACTACCTGTTTATCTGTTATTTTTTCTTGACCTGAATATATTTTATGACAGTTATCTATATCAAATCCATATGATTTAAAATCGGATACCATTTGATGTATAAGTGAAGTGGTAGGAACGATAATTAAAGTTTTTTGGTTATAATATCTAGTAATTAAATATATAATAAAAGATTTACCACTACCTGTTGGAGATAGGAGCAAAGCTTTGCGATTACGTATTGAATGGATGAACGCTTTCTTTTGATAGTCCCTTACTTCGTAAGGTATATCTAATGTAGATATAAAATTTTCACATTCTTTTGCAGAAAATTCATCAGTACTATAATCTGTAATCCAATCTAATTTATAATCTCTTTCTTCACAAAATGTTTTAAGATATTCATGTAATCCAGAATATAAGAACATATCCCTTGAATTGAATATGCGTATATTACCATCCCAGATACCGGAACGATATTGCGGCATAAATTGGTATCCAGGTACTCGGAATGTAAAGAACGATTCGAGTTCTTTGGCGAGCCATGGTTCACAGTATATTCGATCATATAGCTCATCTACTTTTTCTATACGTACTAAATCCATTACATACCATTAATAAATTTATTCCATTCAATGGCATTTTTAATTTCCCAAGATCTGCCATTTAATTGTTTAATAATACTATCTAAGAATGTTACTTTCTCTTTTTGATAGTCAATTTTAAGTTGTAGTTCGGCGATATGATCATCGCTTTCTAAATAATAATTTAAATCCGATTTAAGTACTTTAAGACTAAAAGGTTCCAAATTCATTTTCTTTAATACTTCAGGTGGAGTAAGACCATTATAATATTCAAATTTAAATTTTAATAATTTTTTATAATCTATTTCTAATTTACGAAGAAGTAGTCTTTCTTCTGAAAAATGCTTATAATAAAAAGAATGTAACTGTGCTACTTTAAGACTTTCTTCACCAAGTTCAGAACGGTCGATGTCACAATCCTTTTTCCATTGGTCTTGTAGGTTTTCAAGTTTCATATTATATATTATATTAAAATCAATAAATTAAGTAAACTATTATAATTCCTGTATTGTAAAAAATCTATATGAAAAAGTAACTGAGGTCTCTAAATAATCTATATCTGATACTGTTGAATCGAATCTAAGTTCTCCTAATTCAATAGGAGCTACATCTATAAATTTGACATCTAATATTGGATTCATCTTAGAACTAAGTATAATTAAATTTGCATCCGATTTAATATTATCATTACTAGTATAAGATGATGCTGTGGTTTCTGTTGGAGATCTACCAAAATATTGATCAAAAGTATCAGGAAATGCGGTTCCAATTAACCATTGATATATTTCAAGATAATTTTTCATATCCTCATCCACTTTAAATCGGATAGTAAAAGGATCAAATTCCATTTTTTCACCGCTTAAGGGAATACGCTTAAATGGTGTTTCAATTACTGCTGCTGGAAGAGTTAATCCTGGTAAATTTATAGATTGTACAAACCAATTTATATGTGGAGTTTTTTTAATAGAAAATCTAAATCCTAATGGAGATAAAAAATTCTGATTATCAGGTAAAGTAGTTGTAACAGCCATTTATATTTCCAAATATAATCTATATATTTTATTTATAAAAAAAAGGGGGACCGAAGTCCCCCCTTTAAATGCTGCTTATAAGCAGTCTTTTTATTACATAAGATTGTTAACAAGAACTCGACGGTAGTAGGCATTCTTATCTTGGATAAGACGACCAAGACCTTCTTGAGGAGTAACACCATCTGATTGCTGGCTTTCAGCAAATGGGTTAGCAACCATACCGTAACGTGTCTTGAAACCAATTTTTGGTTGAAAGCTGTTTGGATCAACTGCACGAACCATCTGGAGAGGAACGTATGGGCAGTAGAACAAGCCAGCATCAAACGCATTGGAGCCTTTGTAACCAACAACCATATAGTTGCCAGAAGCATAAGGATCAATATAGACGCGGAAGCGGCCGTTTAGAACACCAGCAAAAGTATTACCAGTATCGTCAACGTTTAGGTTGTTACCATTTAGAGCAGGAGCGTAATCAAGAACACCTGCCATCTGAAGGGCTGACGCAACGTCAGAAGAACAGAT